ATAGACCGCCAGAAAGTCATCAATCCAGCCGTGAGGCTCGCCGGGATCGGGGATCAACTCCACGGGCGGCGGGCCTATCACGCAGAAGGGGTCAGGAACCCCGGTATTTATCGCGCAACCGCTCACGCTTATCAGCATCAAGCCTGCTGCTGTCACGAGACTCAATCGCATCATTGATCGCATCCAATGCCTGTTCGGCGTCATCTGCACGGTGAGCATCCCGTCCCGCACGTTTGCCGTTGACCCAAAAAAAAACGAGGCCGCCCAAAAGAGCGACCCCGAATCCGAGTACAAGCCAGAGTGTCATTGACGCGCCTGCTTGTCCCACGCCGACCATGCGAGGCCAGCCAAGGTGACAATCGCGCCGACGGCAACTTCGACCTCGCCGCTCTCAAGATACCCGTTCGTGACGAGCAAGCCGCCGCCGAAGGTCAGGATGTGGCGGGCGAGGCCAAGGATGGTTTCTTTCGTCATGTCAGTCTCCTTTGGTGATTTCTTCGGCGCGTTCGTAAAATGCGCCCCAGGTTTCATAGTGAGGTTTCCCCGGACGCCAAGCCTCAATGTACTGGTCCCATGCCTTTTCCTGCGTCGTAGGAAGGGCCTGGGGCAGCGTCCAGAGCAACAGGCGTGCAAACACGCACGCTAGAACGTCGTTGTGCTGTATGGCCTCGTAAACGGTCGCGTCGGTGTCGAAATAACCCAACTCACGGGTCGCACTGACGGCATACAGATTGGATGCGCGGTGCCGGAACACTCCCACGACGCCGCCGCCCTTCTCGAACTGCCAGAAACCCCGTGCCGGCCCGCCGATCTGACGGCGATGCTCAAAGCGGGATTCCTGCAAGCCAATGGCAAGCAACATGGCTCGCGCCTCGCGGCTGTCCATCTTTTTGGGCAGGAACGAGAATGCAGCGGGGATAATGTGGTCGTGGATGTAGTCAATCATTCTCGCCCCCAAGGGCGGCATATCCGGCGAGGTCAATCCATGAATCAGCGTGGAAGCCGTGCTTGAGGCGAACCACCTTCAGCGCCACCATGCACAATGCGACCTGACGCGGCGTGACTTCATGCCCGAGGATCACAGACCACATCGCTGCAATGTCGTCGGCGTTGTCGGACCAATCGCCGTAGTCCTTCTGACGGTCCCCGCGTGTGATTTCAGCGGCAGCGGAAAGGATGTCCTCACGCCTCATCAACGTCCCTCATCATCAGGATGGAATACTTGCCGTGGTGTGTTCCTAGGAACGCAGGCTCCTTGTTCGGGCCGGGGGCGATGCGCCATCCCTGCGCCATGTAGACGAGGAACCCGTGGAGGGGAGCGTAGATAAAGTCTTGGATCACGCCGCATCACGGAGCATGTCAATGCCGCAGGTTGTCCGTGCGACCTCTCCATATTCGGAGTGCATCACAATCAGCTTCATGTCCCTGCCTGACAACCACCCGCCGCCCGTTGCGTATGCGTCATTCGCCGCGAGTGTGCGGACCTGTTCAACGATGCACCCGTTGAACTCCTGCCTGCTGTCGTGGTGGTGATGGCCGCGAAAGAAATACCGATGTTTGGTGATGCCCCAATCTTCGGGCCTTTCTGTCGCCATAATGCCCGGAAGGTCGCGGTCCTTGGTTCTGTCGCCATGGACGAAACCCATCAGCGTTTTGCCGTGTCGGATGTAATGCCGAAGGGTTGGCGCGTCGTGGACTTTCACGCGGGGTTCGTTCTCATAGACGTTCGCCAGAAGAACGCCCATAGCCATGCCAAGCACGGGGTCGTGGTTGCCGACCACCGGAACGAAGTGAACCATCTCGTGGTGCGATAACGCCGTGTGGATGCACTGCCGCACCGCTGAAACGCCGATCCGCATGACCCGTTGCAAACGGGTGTCCACGTCCAGAACGTGGCCGTGTCCGGGCGTCATTCCCGCCATGTTGTCGGCGTGGAAGAAATCGCCAAGGTTGGCAATCACGCACTGCCTGGACGACGGCGCTTGAGATACGAGGTAATCAACTGCTCCGCAAAGATCGCGGCGGGCAATGTCAACGTCGAAGTCATCGCCGGATTCCTCCGCCCACGCGTACATCCCGAAATGTGGATCGCCCCATGGAATGACGGTCATCAGGTCGTCGTTGTAGGACTTGTCTTTGGCGGGTCGGGGCTTCAGCTTCGGCAGGGCCTTCGCGGATTCCTTGACGGCATCCAGCGCCATTTCAAGCAGGCGCTCACGGTCGGCGGTGGTCTTGACCCATTCCGCCTTAACCTCGCCGTCTGGCCCGTAAAGGGTCGAACGTCCCTTGATGATGTAGCCGTCAGGCACGGAACCATCCACGTCCGCTCTGCCCACCACACCGCGAGCGGCGCGAAGGCGATTGCGGTACGTCTCGCGGGGGAGGCCCAAAGCATCTGCCGCCGCCGCCTTATTCCCTTGCGGGCATTCCGGTGTCTTGGTCGCCTCGAATGCCTCTAACGCTTCCTGCTTTTCAGCATCACTTAGGCCAGGGTTTGCCACGGGCGGGCCTTCCTATTGCTTATCCAGCAACCAGATGATCAGCGAAAATTGCGCCGAAACAATTGCCAGAATGCCATAAATCATCCACCGACGCAAGGCGGTAACATCCTCGCGTAGCCCGCGCATTTCCTTCCGCGCCTCACTCCACCGCTCGCCGCAGCGGTCCTCATGGCTGTCGATCTTGAGTTCTGCCCGCGATGCAATTTCACGCGCACCGTGGTCAATCACTTGATTCGGAAAGCTCACGCGCCCTGCTCCTGCTTCGGCGCTTCCATCGACCGGGACGCGCACCATTGGCCGTCTTCGTTGTCGAAGAACACCACGAAATCCGTTGACGCAATCGCGGAACGGAAAACGACAACGTAATGCTCTTCGCCGATGTTGTCGGTGAAGGTCGTTTCATCCTCCACGTAGCTTTCCGGGTACGCTGAAAGCATGGTATCCACCACGTCCTGCGGCGTTTCACATGACGCGGAAGCCATGAAAAGTGCGCCGATTGCGGCAATTGCGTTCATTATTTTTCCTTTCGCCAATTTCGGCACGCGATCCGACCTTGCATTTCCTTGGGTTGGGTGGCTCCGTTGCAGGCCGCAAGAAGGACAACCAGCACAATCCACGTATCAGCGATCGCCAAAGCAGATGACATTGACTGCATCGGGGTTAGTGTCCGTGCCGCCCGCGTTGACGGTCTTGATCTGCAATTGGCCCGCCGTGATGCCCGACACACGGGCCACGTTGAAGTTTGCATCCTGAAGCGTGATTGTGCAGGTGTATTGTGCGTTAGTAAAATTCACGTCCCATTCCACGGTGAAGTCGCCCGTGCTGTCGTAGGTGACCGAAGCGACATTCTGGCCCGTCACGGTGCCGATAGCGGAACCTGATACTGCGAAGCGGACGAAAGCCTTGGCCGCGTATGGGGAACGAACGACCTGATCCGCAGTCACCGTGCGAAGAGCGGTTTGCGCTTCCATCTCCGCCGCCGTCGCGTTTTCCTGAACACCGGAAATCGTCGTGGAAGCCACGGGAAGGGCTTCCCACGCCACGTCCGTTCCATCGGAGCCAAGAAACAGGTCAGAGCCACCAACAGGGAGTCGTGCGGCGTCGGCGCTTGAGTCACCGTAGATCAAATCCCCCCGAGTGGTGATGATATCGGCGGGGGACGAGGTGTTGACCGTGGGCGAAAGAAGCTGGAAGTTCGTTCCATCGTAAACGACTTCGACCTTCATTCCGGCCTCTATGTCGCCAGCAGCAAGGTCCGCGTCGTTCTCTTTCTTGATGGTAACGGCACCAAGACTGTCCACGTTCAGGGTCACGGTGCCATCGTTGTCCGTATGCGCGTCGAAGCACATTTTCAAGCCATCGTAATAGCTGGACAGCGTTCGGGTCGCTGATAGCGTCCAGACCGACGAAGACCCGGCGGAGGCAATGACACAAGACTCATCGCCTGACCACCGCGCCACGATGCCCTCAAGCGCCCGTGCGCCATCGTTCACGGCGGCTGGACTCATGTTCTCAGGGAAGCGGTCGGTATTGGATGCGTCAACAGCGTCGAGGCTGTCAATTTCGGCTGCGATGGCAGGAACAGCCAGCAGCGCCATCATCGCGATGATGTAGCGTTTCATGGGAAACCTCATTTCGGGGTGTCGTTTTCGGTGGCGAATCGGGGGAAGTGTCGATAGGGGCGGCGGCGCTGATTGGGATGGTCACTGGCTGAGAAGCCCCCCGACGCCAGCCCCGCCAGCGTTCCCGTGAGACAAAAGCCCGCCCATCGAGGGGGCTGGCGTCGGGGGGGCGGATAGAAGGCCACCGCTCACGGCTGGATTGCGTGGTGGCGGTGTGCGGTCTTTGCTGGATTGGTCTGCGACGTGTAGCGAGATGAGTTCTTCGATGAGCGTTTCCATCAAAGGCGACCCTCTCTTGAGGCCACCCATCTCACTCAGGATTCTGATCCCCTCGGGGTCAGTGAGAACCCTGGCAAGTTCCCCATAATTGCTCATGCGGATACGCCTGCTCCATCCAAACAGTCGATCCAACATCTCGCCAGGACGGGCAATGTTCACGTTACTAAGTGTCTGCGCAGCCGTGCCAGCAAGCGTTGATGCTTCGTCCATATCTTCGGCGCGGAAAATACGGCCAGCAGTCGGGGAACCCTCCGCAGGGTTGGGTGCCATCTTACGGAACAGCGAAAACATTTCTTCGATGCCGTTAACGTACAGGTCCAACTCGGCTGGGGTCATGCCCTGCGCTTCGCCGGACGCACGCAGAATCTCTAACAGTCTCCCGCGCGTGTTCTCGTTGGAAAAGGCGTTCCACATCTCGCGCATGGAATTAGGTTCCGGTGCGCCCGCACGTGCCTTCGATGCCCTCGCCAGTTCTTGCCGCAGAAGTTCACTTGCTACCTGTGGCATGACGGGCTGGTGCGCAGGGTTAACCGCAAGCAGTGCTGCGTCTTCTTTGTTAACGCGGCCCAGAACCGTTCTCAGGTCTGACGGGGAATATCTTTCACCCACCAGAAGCGGCCTGATCTGGTCCCATGTCTCAAGTTTTGCCATCCTGTTGACGGCTTCCAAAGACGCCAAATCCGGCGTTGCCGCGTCTCCAAAGATGGCTTTCACTTCCGGCGACATGGCCTGATAAAGATCATCAGCGGCCTTGAACTGGGGGTCGTCTCGCAGCAGTTCCTTAATTTCCTTGAGGTAGGGCGTGACCACGGCAGATACACCGCTGTCCACACCAGAAACGGACTGCCGCATTCCCGGCGGGACTTTCAGCGCGTCCCTCAATTCCTGATAGCGGTTGTGTACCTGTTCAACCGTGGTGAACGGGTTGCCTGCATTGTCCTTGAATGCGTTTGAAATGGCAGCTAGTGCCGCGCCCTTGACGGTTGAATCACCAACGCGGATTGCCTCATTACCAGCATCGGTGAGAATGTCGAGCAGACCTTGCAGGTCAACCGGCTGCATTCCCGCTGCTGTATATCCAGGCGAGGTTGCGTCAGTTCGTTCGCGTCTCACCCGCGTCTGAGCGTCCTCCGCTCTGGACCTGAGTTGCTCTGTTACCGATGCGCGACCCGGTGCGGGCGCGTCTGGGATAATGTCCTGTACCACGGCTGCACTGTCGTTGGCCCTGCCCTGATAGGCCTCACGAAGCGTTGCGGCACCTTCGCCACCCATCGCAGCAGCATCGCCTTCAAGCTGGCGCAGTTGCGGCGCGACTTCGGCGGGGAATAGCGTTGTTCCGCGCTGTGTTGCAAGCTGCTGATTACGTAAAGCGGCCTCGCGTTCGGCGGCAGGAAGACCTTTAACAATGTCAGATGCAACATTTGTTGCCGGTGTCCTGAACTTCTTGGCGAGAGTCGCGGCACCTAGCGGCGTCAGAAGCGCGCCGAGCAGTTCGCCGTAGGATCGGTCATATCCGAGTTCCTCTGCGACATCTCCAGCGCCTTCGGCTGTGAGGCCCGTCAAAAGCCCCGTCACCAAGGCGGCCACTTTGGGTCCGCCACCGGGGGAGAGCATAGCAGTGCCGAACTCAGTGGCGCTTTCAGCATATCGGCCAGCGGTTGTTTCCGGCTCGCGTGTGATGCCCACATCGTCAAACCATTGGGAGACAGAACCTTCCATGTTGGAATACTGGTCAGCCATTCCCGCAAGGGTACGCGCAAGCCACGGGGCCTCCTCCAGTGTTTGAGCGTCACCCGTAAACAGCCGCGCCCGGTTTCCGCTGAAGTCCGTGTCGTTTTCGCGCAGCAAGTTGACGCCCTGTTCTGCAAGGCTTGTCATCCCGCTCAATGCTTGAGGCAGGCGGATTGTCATATCCTGAACGCCCTGCCCAACGCCGGAGATTGCGGATCGCAGAACGTCCACGTTTCCTTCAACGAGGTTGTCAAAGGGGGATGCCTCTAAGTCAGAAGCATTTGGGATAAGCCCCCGGTTCCGGGCCTCATTCAAATCATTTTGCAGATCAGGAGGCAGGAGGCCGCGCCTTTCTGCCTCAAGCAAATCTTCAAGGCGGTCTGCCATTTACTGTATTCCCAAGCTGCGCATAAGTTCTTCATCGGTCTTGTCAGATGCCGCAACGGGCGGCGCATCAGGTCCACCAAGCGTTGCCGTGAACGCATCAAAGTCGGCCTGCGTCACCCTGCGCCTTCCGCCCGAACCGTCCAGCATCCCGTTGATGACCTTGTCCATGGCCCATTCCAGGCGTTTTAGGTTGTATTGCAAAATTGACCCTGACTGATTGGGGTCAATGCTGCCGTAGGTCGCTGCCAAGAGCGCAAGTTCGCGTTCTGTAACATTGCCCAACGCGCCGCCAGTTTCAGATGCGGCCCGCATCTGGTTCAACGAATCAAACGCGATATTCGCCTCAATGCCAAGGAGCGTTTGGCGCAAGTTGTAGGCGGGTGTGCCTTCAATAAAGGCAGACTTCGCGCCAATAAACCCTACAGCACTTTCATTTTGCGCCAATGCCAATGCTCGCGCAACATCATCCTGCAAGACCATGTACTGAACAGCCTCAGTATTCTCGGCAGTTTCAGCCTTGTCGGCCGCGAGTTCCGCCTCGGCGGCTGCGGCCTGCTGTTCCTGCCATACTGAGCCACCTTCATAAGGAACAGCGATGGGCGCACCGTTCTCACCAATAACAACTTGCCCTGTCTCTGGGTTGGTTTTCCAAACCAGTCCAGGGCCCGGATCACCGTATATCTCTCTGGCGGTAATTTGTGCGGCTTCTTCAGCTTCAATGATGGTTGTGTTACTAGGCCTTCGAGCCTCCGCCAACGCCAATTTATTTTGAAGCTGCAATTCGCTTCCCTCATAGGGGGAGTACCCCTGACTAAGCGCGTCAGCGTGAAGGAGCGGCACAACCTGACCGTCCGGGGTGACATATTCGCCTATCATGCTGTCAGTCAGGGGGTCGGGAGACGCGAATTGCTGCCCGAACAGGCCACTTATAGCCTCTTCGGGCGCGTACTGTGCGAGCGCGGCCAATTCATCCGAAAGTCCGGCCTCACTCAAGATGCCTGGCAACTGCTCCCGCATCTCCATTTGACGCTGATAATCCTGCATCTGCATCTGCTGGTCAAGCGACTGCTGCATCATGGGGCCAGCTTGAGCCAATCCCTGCGCCATGATCCGGCCGTATTGTCCGGGATCGGTCGAGGGAGCGCCCGCCGCCATCATCGTTCCGCCCAGCAGCCCAAGGGACTGCATTCCCGCGTTCATTCGCATGTCTTCCGAATACGGGGAGTTCGTCGGACGATTCAAAAAGTCAAGGATGCCCATTTTAACCTACCAATCCGCCGAGAAGACCAAGACCGCCGCCGATAGCAGCGCCGTAAGGCCCACCGATCATGAACCCTGTCGAAGCACCGGAAGCTGCACCGCCAAGACCCATGGCAAGGCCGTTGCTGTAAAGCGGCTGGTTGACTGCGCCTGTCGTGGTGCCACCATAGTTCCCTCCGATTCTGGCGAGGTAATCATTCAGGAGCATGTCAGGCAGGGTCTCGTTGTAGTTGAACCGCGCAATATCGGAGTCCAACACGCGCTGTGCCTGACTCTGACGCGCCGCGCCGACGTTCCCAAGCTGGGCCATGTCGAAGTAATCATTCGCCGCGAGTTGGGGTGCAAGCTGTGCCGCGCCCATCTGTCGATTGCGCTCGTTCTCGTAGTTCGAGAAGGCATAGGGTGAAATCGCATCACCAATGCCACGACCAAGGCTTTCAGCATATCCCGCAGAAGGCCCACGGTTGCCCGCATTGTAGATCGAATCCACCCGCTGGCGCACGTCACCCGATACGGTGTCAACAAGGCCCTGAAACGCGGGGTTGCCCTGATTGAGATAGTTGCCCTGCAACGTATCAAGCACGGTGTTCTGTGCCGCAAAGTTCAACGGGCTTCCCATCAGCGCCCGGTTTTCTGTGGCGTTTAGCGCCATTTCGGTCTGTGGCGCAAACGGAGTTAC